TTCGCCCTGCTCTACGATAATGTCTTCGGGGTTGAAGTTTTGTATGGCACGTATCGTCTGCATCTTTTCATGATGTTTAACAATATCGCTCCATAAGCTGACGTGCCCGTCTTCGTCGTTCGGAACTTCACCCAGATAGCGCGTGTTAAACAACATGGCGATGTCGTTGCCGATCTGATCAAGGACTCTGATTGTCTGGTTGTATTGGAAATCAGTGTTTTTATCCACCGACAATGTGACAAGGCTGTTGATATCTGACAGCACTCGCATTTCACCTGAACCGCTGCGGTAGAAAGCAAAACGTCCGCTCCTGATCGCCCGCTCAAAGTCGAGATGTGTGTAGTCGCAATCGACAGTGTACTCACCATCATAAATGTTGTTGGTAGCTGACCTGTTGACAGCAGTACCGGCGTTTACACCTGTAACCCACCATACCAAATCTTCCTCGTTAGCGTCTTCGTCCGTGACTTTATTGAGGATGTTGACCACACCCTCGAAATCGGCGGCGTTGTCATAGGTTACGCACTGGAATTTAACCCCCTGCTCATCTCTCATGCGGCGAGTAAACGCCGAAAACAACAGTTTGACACCGGGCTGGTTCGACGGGCAGCCGATAGCGTTGAAGTTGTAGCCCTCGATTATGTCAAGGTACTGCTGATAGCTGAAATTCGTAATCGTCGGCGATATCCCGCCTTCGAGCGCTGCTCCTGCCTCTGCCGTCAGAACCGCGTCAGCTTTCCACGTCACGAAATCATTAGAGGTCAACCCCGACATATCCGTGACGGTCTGAATGTCAACAAGCGCACCGTCAAAATACGTCAGCACGTCCCACATATCCGCATCATCCACGTTTGAAGCGATTGAAATAACTATCGTATTGCCGCGTGTACCGTTATGTCTGGCAATAGCATAATCATTCTGCGCCCTGGCTCCACCAGCCCCAAGCCGATAAAAATAACCGACACGGATATTGCGGAAAAGGTCACGGAGGCCGCGCAAGTTCGGATGCGTGAAGTCGTAGCCGAAAAGCTGCTTGCTACGCCGCTGGAAGTCGCGAGTCGTCACTTCCATTACTTCCCCCTGAACACCCCAGTCGAGGCGTAGCGGCATGGTTGCGAATCCGCGATCGGAGAATATTAAATTCGCCCTGTGGAGCGCTATGAAGTTGATATACGCCCCAGGCAGGATTTTATTCTGGACTAACCAGGTTCCGCCGCCCAGTGCCATCTATCACACCTCCCTTTCGTAAAACTCTTTTAGAGTCGCCGCAACGTCGGCATGTGAGTACATGCCGTCGTCAGTGAGTAGCGCGTTCAGCACATCGCGCCTATGAGAATACGTCGAAGAGCTCAACAACTGCTGTTTGCTATATTTCGGCAGATTGCTTTCCTCAACAGTTGGTTTGGGCCGATCGTTATTTTTCTTTGTTTCACTTTCAGGCAGAGTCGGCGGGATTTGCGCGGTAGTCTCCTTCTCTGCCTGCGTTTCTTCGGTGTTATCTGTCGGCGGCGTGAGTGGTGTGTCGTTTTTGATTTCGCCAGCATCGGGAGTGTTGTTGTTTTTCTTGCTCATGCAAACATCATCCTTTCGTTCTAAAGTCAATAATTTCAAGTGTTTCCATCATGATCGGGTCATTCACTCTGCGGACAAAGACGTTGTAGTTGACGTGAAATTGCAGTATTTCGTCGTGAATTTCGCCGTTCATACCGATACCGCGCACAGGGTTTCCGTTGATTTCGATGAGCTCTAAAGCCATATACAAGCGGTCAAGTGTCGCGTAACACTCGGCTTTGGGTTCTTTTGTGTTTTCGGGGAAAAAATGCACACAGTATAAATTTTCCGCGTAGTATATTTCATCGCGCTCTTTGGTAAATGATGGCTTGATCAGCTTAATAAAAAAGCAGGGTTTTTTTAAGCCCTGCTTCACCTCTTCGGGGTATATCTCATACTGTTCTCCGAAGCACTTATAAAGCTGTTCGCTTATGCCGTCCTGTATCGCGCACAGTGGTTTAAAAGATTCCACGCGATCACCTTCTTAACTTTTTGAGGAGTTTTTCCAGCTTTTTTTCGACTATCCTCTCGGCGTCTTTTCCCAGCTCTTTTTCAGAGATTTCCAACATAAAAACGCCCGACGTCCAGTGCGTATCTTTATGCATGACTCGCCAGCCTATATCAGTGCCGCCTTTTTTGACGTATATGGCTACGCCTCTATGCCCTTTCTCCACATAGGAGGCGTATTTTACCGGGTTAATAACCTCTACATTGTAGGTGTCGCCGGTTTTTACCACGTTGCCGATAGTCCAGCCGCGCCGTAAAGTGCCGCCTCCTGTGTATGTTTTGTCAAAAGTCGCCTTTTTATTCACAGGCGTCCTTTTCTTAACTTTTCTAAGCAGGCGGGCAGCAAGGTCTTTTACAATATCCGTGCTGAATTCACTTTTGTCTTTATGCGCCAGGCGTTGGAATTTAGTCAACAGGCTCGTAAACTGCCTGAAATCAACCTTTGCTTTCGGCATTACCCTGCCCACCCCTCCCACGGTTTCAAAACGATCTCCTGATGGTGTTCGAAAATACCGGCCTCTCCGCCATAAGCGTAGACAAATTCTTTGCCGTTGCGCTTCACAACGATTTTTGAGCCTGCCTTTATTTCCAACGTCTCATCGAGGAACAGCTTGACCGTCTGGACAATCGCGGCGGCGGTGTCGGTTTGATTCACCGCCGAAAGGCTGCTGAACGACAACTTGCATGGCGCGTCAACGATAACGGGCGCAGGCGTATGGACAGTGGATTTATTTTTTTTCAGCACAGGTTTGTACTCGTAGACGGTACAGGTATCCCCCCACATGCGGCGCAAGGCGGCTCTGGCTGAAGTTACCATATGAGCCGCCTGAAACGCAGTAATTGAGGCTTGCCGTAATTGAGCAGGTGCGCTATAAGTGAGTCCAGCCGCTCTTCCGCGCTTTGGGTTTTATCAACCGCCCAGGAAAAAGATGTATCGCCCTGCGACTCTTTTTGCAGAGCCGCAGAGTTCAGCTCTGCGGCAAAGCCGCCCAGATCACCGCTTGCTTTTTTGGCTTTAAGGAACTCACCACAAACCATGTCAACGGCGATCTGATACAACCCGTCTGGAATTTCTGAGATGTTGCACTCGTTTTTGATCAAGTTTGTCACTTTATCAATTACAAATCCAATAACCCAGCCGTCTTTAGCCTCGTTGAATGTGTAACCCAGCGAAGTGAGCCGCTTTATAACATCATCTCTCACGGGAGATCACCCCCGTGAAATTATCCTTGCAATTGGGATTGCCTTGTGCTCAATGTATTTACCGTTGCCGTCGTGTACGAGCGTCCAGTTCGCGCCGTTTTGCAGCTCGGCTTTCGTAGGGCTGTTCGTCGCCATGGCCTTTTTTGTGAAGCTGATGCCGTAAGGGGCGAACACTTTCCGCTGGCGGCTGTAAAGCGTGGTCTGGCCGCCGTTGGTCTTTTCATCCCTTGACATGGCGTAAGGCACTTCTGCGCCGATGTTTTCGTAGTCGAACGCGCCGTTACCGAGAATGTAGCTTGTATACAACGTACTGCTGCCGGTGTCAACCGCAGGCATATTGTCGTCAATAAGCACAGTGCGCCCGTTCCATGTACCCATCGCCAGGTCTCTCTGCATACCTCGTGAGTCGGTGTATTTCAGGTATTCCAGCAGCTTCAGGTTTTCGAGATTCGTCGCCAGAACGCTGTGCATGACGATCAGCCCAAAAATATTCTTATTGTCGCCGCTGGCCTGCTGGATAGCGCTGTTAAGCGTAGTTGCACCAACATACGGGCTCGATGCGCTGGAAATGTCGAACGTGTGCTTGTTGATAAATACCTGATTCTCCGCGCCGGTCATAGCAAAAATACCGTTGAGTATCGCTATCAGCGTGTCCTGGTCAACGTCCTGCCAGTAGTCTGATACCTGACGGGCAACGTTTTGCATAAACCCTGCGCCCCCGGTGACGTCTTCCGAAAAGTCGCGCTCAACCCATGCTTTTGACCGGCCCGTTACGATAACGCCACGCTCAAAAGTCGTTGTGCTGGTCGCGATAATGTCCGTTTTGCCGTCGTAGTTCAACGGCTCCCCATCAAGCCTACCAAAGATCGGCAGTGTGGCAAACACCACGCCTGTCTGACCGCTGAACGCCTGTCTGATCTGGCTGTTCGGCTGGATAGCCCTTGAGCGGATCAGCTCGTTCCTGCGCGTTTTGGGTATTAAATTAATATACGCCCCGAAGGCTTCGGGGTTAAATGTTTTTGCATCAAATTTCGCTGATACCAGCGCCATTTAAAACCACTCCTTAATTATAGTTTTCAGGTATTTCAACACCTGGGTTGTTCTCCATGTAGGCCGTCAGTTCCTCAAGCGTCATTTTTGAAAAATCCACCTTGCCGTCCGGCTTCTCATGTTTTGATTCAGCGGGTTTCGCTCCCTTAACGGGCGGCTTTTTGCCGGTGTCGGCAACCTCGAAGAGAAAGCCGCTGTCCTCAGCCTCAGACAGTTTTTTGACCTGTTCAGACAACCCCTTAATGTTGCCGTCTTTGTCAAAATCAGCACCATCAAGGTCAAGCAGTGCTTTGACTGCTTTCAAGTTTTTCGCCTTTGCGGCGGTGAGCGCGGCGTCAATGGCCGCGTCAATTTTCAAAGCTTTAAGCTCGGCTGCGTGTTCTTCGTCTTTTTTCACGTTCGCTGCCTGCAGCTCGCCGATCTGCTTTTTCATGCCTTCCACATCGGTGGACTTTTTCAGTTCTTCGAGCTGGTTGTCGCGCTCTTTCAGCGCTTCTTTAAATGTTTTTTTCTCGTCGTTCACCTCATCAAACCGCGCTTTGGGGATGTAGCCTTTCAGCTCTTCGTTGTGCGAGGCTTCAACTTTCCCAGCCAGCTCTTCGGTCAGCCCCAGTTCCAGCAATTCTTTCTTTTTCATAACTTTTTCCACCTTTCATTTTTTGCCCCGTTTAGTCGGGTAGTTTGCGCTTTACGCCCGCAATGGCGGCATAATAAAAAAGCACCCTGCTTTTCAGCAGAGTGCTTCGATATTTTTTGGTAAATATTTTTAGGCGCTCTTTTTTTCCAACTTATATTGCCGCTCTTTCCAGCGCCTTTCCAGTTCGCGTAGCGTTTCTAATATACCGGCCCTGTCCGCTCCTTTAGCCGTAGACAGTAAAATTTTTTGAGCCTCGATAACTTCTTCATAGGGTATGCGATCATCATAACCATTAACAGCTTCATCGGGATACCTGACAAGCCCTAATAATTTTGTATTCAACATATCACAACACCCCTTTAGTATAAACATATCCAAACTCTGCCACGTTTTCAGTCAGCCACTTATCCACAGATTCGGCCATCAGATCATAGATTTTCTCATCGCGTTCAACCCCAGTTAATCCAGGGTATCTTTGCTGAACTGATTTAGCCGCCTCCATCATGTTTCCGACCTTTTCTTCTCGCATGACATTTCCGATTGATTGGTTGAGTTCGCCGGTTCCTTTTTTCAAACTGAAAAATGTCTCTTGTGGCGTACTCACTCGTACCTCGTACAGGCCATCGTCGGCAAAATTTCTTATGTCCTGTGTAGTAAAGCACCTGCCGCCGGGATGGTTGTGTGTGAATATCGCGTCTTCAAACAGTACTCTGTCATTTTCAGGAACACTGACAGAATGCTCACTACCTTGGTACTCTTTAATTATCTTACCATCCCTTGATAAAAGAGTTCCCACTTCATGATTTAGTTCTTTTTTGGCGCTTTCAATTTCGTGTAGTGTTTTTAACAACTCTTCGCCGGTGTTCGACATTTCGGCCTCGCTGTTTTTATTAGTTTCGCCAGTTTGTTCAGTATATCGCGTTTTGTCCCCGCCATCAACATATGCTGCCTTCCACTCAGGGTATTTCATATCACTTGGCACATAATATGTGTTGCCGTCGATATCCCGCGCCGCTCGCTCTCCGAAATCATCGTCGAAATGTGGAACTGTGGTTGATCTGCAAAACGGGTGAAACGGGTTAGCCGTTACACCGGGTTGAAAATCCCGCACAGAAAACACCCTGCCGTCCATCTCCTGACAGATATCAGACGTTATTTTGTCAAGCGTTGCAAGAACCTCAAACCGCTCTACGTCCAGCTCTTTGTAAACTTCCAGCTCGGCAAGCGCCGAAATGTAAGACGACTCGGTCATGATAAGCCGTCTCGCGTTGTTTTTGGTCGTCTGCATCTTGTGGGCGAAGTCATCAATCATCTCGTTGGACGTTTTGCCCAACAGAAGGCCCTGAGTGAGCGCTTTTTCAAGCTCTCCGGTCAAACGTTGTTTATCCCGCCAGATACGGCCAGAGAACGTCATTTTGTCCGTCGTCCAGGGTTTGCTGATAATCGCGTCAAGCTTACGCTCATCAACGCCCCCGACGTCCCAGCCGATATTAAAACCTTTCTGCACCTCGAACATTGAGTGATTGTACGTTTCAAGAAACTGGCGTTTTGAGAGCACGTCTAGCGCGTCGAGCTGGTTTCCGAAAATGCGCTCAGTAGCGTGTTGCATGTGCATTTTCAACGCTTCCAGCCGCGAGACGTGTACCCGTGCGGAGGCGTTTTCAAGCTGCTTTATCCATTGCCCGCTTACCGTGTTTTGTTTGGCGTATTGGATATAATCTTCAACCGTCCAGCGAAACTCTGCCAGCTCGTTAGATTTCATCAGGCGGCGGGCTTCGGCAAGGTCAATCTGGTTATTATCCGCAAAGCGGCTGTACCACCGCGCTATTTCTTTTTCAAGCTCACGCTGGGCGCTCATAATGTTGCGCTCAATCTTTGCGTAAGTACTTGCCGCCGCTTTATTAACGCCAGCTTCTATCGCCGCGAACCTCTCGCGCCAATATTTATCGTTTGGATTGCTCATCTTTAATCACTAAATAAACAAGATGTACTGTCATGGGGATCAAATATGCAATGAGCGGTATAACACTTCCGGTAGAGACCCCAGTGGCAACAACACCCGCAGTGGTGAACGCCCACGCGGCGTATACTTCTGCTTCAGTCATGGCTCTGCCTCCAAAATTTTACTATTGAGGGTAAAAACGACTGCTATAATTGGCACAGGAGAGGGCGCGAGCAATCGCGTAGCTGTCTGGGGTGCACCCCTGAGAGGGGGTGATAGCGTTGACGGCAATAATAAAACTCGCAGTAGTGTTGGTAGCACTACTGCGAGTCGCCACGGAGTTAACCCGTGAAATTATTGAACTGATGCGCCTATTCCTTCCGTAGGGCGTAAGTCCGAGGTGGGGAATACAGCCCCGCTTCGGCAGCCCCGAAACAACCGTCTGACCTCTCCCAGACGGATATTTCACCCTGATTATAACATAGGCCGATGTATAAAATTATAATTGATTAAACGCAGCTCCAATCCTTTACTGTCAGGGCAAAAAACGACTGCTATAATTATCCACAGAAGGGGCCCGGGTGGGTACAGGGCTCACCGCAACGGGGAGCTTGCCCTGTGAATTGAGGTGATTCTATGGCAAAACACCGCCGTAAATCCCGGAAAAGGAACAGCGGCAAGACGATCCTCCCCAAGGTTTCGTATCTTGCCGCTGCTCTTTACTGGTTGGCTCGCCTTATCCTGACGTTATGGGATAGGGTTACCGATTAGACCGGGGTTGTAACAGTGCTCTGCAATAAGGCCGGTTCCCCTTCACACTGGCCTTATTGATTTGAGCAAATTATAGCATAGCCCGATGTATAAAGTTATAATTGATTAAACGCATCTCCGTACTGCTGCGCTTCCTGCTCTTTCCGCGCCTGTGTCTTTTCGGATTCAATGCGTGACTTTTCAATCTGCACGTCATCAACCCATGGGTGTTGTGCCAAAAGCGTTTCATTGCTCAAAATGCCCAAAGAATTTTTGACGTTGGTAATGGCGTCCGATTCAGACATCAGCATGTCGCGATTGAATGTAATCTCTACTTCTTCACCTTCGAAATCGCCAGCGCCCATATTCGCCAGATGTAAATTTACGAAATACAGTAAATCCTCAAAGCTGGCCTGATACTCGGTTTCCATCTTGTTGGCGTCGAGGTCTACGTCGCTGTACATGCTTTGTATGTTCATCTCGTTGCTCTGCCGTCCGAGTTGCACCTCTTTGGCGTCAAATCCCATAGCGTTCTCAATGATGGCTTTTCTGAAAACCTCAATAATAGCCTTGTAATTCTCGGCGTTTACCTCTACTTGCAACGCCTCGACGCCGCCTTTTGCGCCGTCAACGCTGCGGGTTTTCACCGCGCCGAAGGTAGCAAGGTTTTTCCGAAATTCGCCCAGGTTTTCGCCGTCGTAGTTGATAATAACTAAAATCGTGTTGCGGCTGTCTTCCTCCATGTTATTCTGAAAGTTGGACAGTATGAGGTTCAGCCCGTCCTGCAGGCTTTTGACGTTGAGGATCAGCGGAATTTCGTCGCTGTTGTACTTAAACGGTATCAGTGGCAACCGCTCCCAGTTGTAGCCTTCGTCACCCATAATAAAATAGGGTTCGTGCGCGGGAAAGGCCGGGTCTGGTTTCAATTTCGCGCCGTCAAAAACAAAGCGACTGATGCCCGAGGCGTGGTATACCTCAACCTTCTGGACAATTTTCTCATCCCGCCCGCTGCCATCAACGACCTCGTAGATGCGGATGGCGTAATCCAGGCGGCTGTGTTCTTCGTCTGCCCAGCCGGGTATGACCTCGTAAGGTTTGAGCCGTTTGAAAGTCAAATCTCCGGTATCGTTATAGTGGATAAACAGCCAGCCGATGCCGCAGTTAAAAGAATTTTCGCCAACATTTTTTAACAGCCGCAGGAATTTGCGGGTAAAGATATTTTTCAAAAGTTTGCTATACCTGTCGCTGTCCGTCTGCACGGTAAATGGCTGCCCTAAAAAATAATTGGTCTTCTGATCGACCATTTTTTTATACTGGTTGTCAACAATCCGGTTATTCGGGAGGTTTTTAACCTCTTCAAGCTTCCCTTCCGCGCCGATCATCTCGCGGCGGCGGTGCAGGATATCGTGCTTACCCCTGTAATACTGTATGCCGGTTATCATGTTCCGGCGGCGCTCAGAGGCGAGGAAACGCTTTATCTCATTTTCAATAAACTCTGTATCAGACAGGTGCCGCGCCGCGCCTTGCCGGTTTAAATTACTGTCATCGTTTTGGAAATTGAACCTTAACAAGGCGTAGCGCCTCCTTTTAATCGAAACTGAATGCCGAAGGTCTGCTGTACTGCTCCATCGCGTAGCGCATGGCGTCCATCAGGTGGTTGAAATCATCAATCGGCTTGTTGATTTTATTGCCGCCCTTGTCCTCATCCCATGTATAATTATTGATTTCCGTAAGGAAATTCACGCAGTCAGGGTGTATGATGATTTTAAAATCCTGTAGGTATTGGATACCGTGCTGAACGCTGTCTTTGCCTTTTCGCGCCTTGCGGATATTGAACATGCCGAGCGTTTCAAGCTCATCAATGCTTTTTGGCTCGGCTGAATCGGCGGTAATGCGCTCTTTCAAGTACCCCATTTCGCTGATTCGGTCAAAAATACGGCGATTGCTCATTCCGTACTCGTACATTTCGTTAAACACCCAGAGCCGCTTCACTTTAATATCCACAAGCCCGCAGAAGAGCGTCGAAGGGTCGTTGGTGTAGCCAAAGTCGAGCCCGAACACCGATTTAATACCGGGCATCCGCCGGATTTCATCGACGTCAAAACGCTCTTCTTCCCAATTTTCATAGATCACGCCGTCAACGATGCCCCAATTACCAAGCCCCGCCACGTTGTAGCGGCGCGGATTGCGGGTTTTCATTTCCTCGAACAATTCGAGGGTGTCTTTGTCGATAAACTCGTTCATGAGGTAATTGGTTGTAAGGGCTAATATCTTGGGGTTGTCGGCGTCAAAAAATCGCTTTTTCATCCAGTGATACTGATTCCAAGGGTTAAACGTCAATGTCCACTGG